CTGGCACACTTCGGGAGTGCCGCTTCCCGAAAGTCGGCATCCGCCGCCAACTGTTCAGCCTGCCGCCACGGCTCCATGCTATCAAAAACGTCCATTGACTTTCCTTTCTCAATTTGATATACTGTAAGTGGTAGAGATTCTTTATATCGCTTGCCGTCCCCGGTGCTGTAACATCGGGGGCGGCTTTTTATCTCCCTCTGATGCAACGTCCGATACCGGCACCCATCAGGATAGCGCACACCCACATTGCGGGGACTGCCGCCTTGTCTGCCAGCAAATCAGCCTGTTGCCACCAGAAAAGCACCAGATTCAGCCCCGCATAGGGGAGCACCCGGAAAGCGCATTCCTTAACATTGAACGGCTTCCGGTTATCCGGCACCGGCTCCCACCGGGCATCCACGGGTTTATTCCTGCTTGCCATATCCTCACCCCCTGACCGCATGATTTCGGTGGACTACGTAGAAAAGCTCCACGTTCTCATTGTCAAACGCCTTGCGTTCCTCCGTTTCCATGCCCAAGGATTCCCGCAACTTGACGTTTTCCTCCCGCAAGCGGCGGAATATCTCCGCCATGGTGCGAAGCTGGGCAACCTCGTTCGGCATCATTTGGCGTTCTCCTTGTAAGGCTTCACGTCAAAATCATAAATCCACCGCTTTCTACCATACTGATTCATGTAAAGTCTCCAACTGTTACAGACGCGGCAGAGTGTGACAATATCGCCGATTGGAAATTCATGGCCACTGAGGTCGCCTACAACCACGAACTTGTCCCCGATCTTCGGCTTGCTCTCCTTTGGCTTGCCCTCCTTGCGCTTCTTCTCAAAAAGCCGCTCAACGGCGACCCTTGCGCCCTCCGCTCTGCTGTAGGTATCCTTCGGATTGCACCGGGCTTCTGCGGTCTTCACGTCCCGCCCGCCACGTTTCAGCGTAGCCGTGGTAATCATCCCGTCAAAGCGGAGTTCCACGGTGTAGGGTTCCCGCGCAGGCTCCGCAAGACCAGCGATCATATCTTCGTACCAGCACCAATGCCCAAGAAAATCGTCGCGATCCTCATCCATGCAATAGTAAACTCCTTCAGCGTTGATTCCGGATTTTATGATCGTCATGGTCTTTCCCAGATGCTTGTCCATATAAGGGTTCCAGCACCGCTGCGGCCTCTTGCTCACAATCCGCACCTTATCCCCAACTTTGTATTTCGCCATAAATAACTCCTTTCAAAAGTTCGGCGCTCTGCCGTATGTCTCGCGGTAAATCCGCTCGTAGATGTCCGGCTGCTCTTTCATGAACGCTCTGACCCGTTTTCCAAGCTCCCGGATCGCGTTTGACCGAAGCAGCTCTGCTCGTACAGCTTGCAAATCTGCTCCGCTCTGGCCAGAAACTCGTCCGTCTTCGGTGTCATGCACCGAACTGCCAGCGCGTCGCACAGGGATGTCGCGGAGATGATGAAGCCCTCGTTCCGAAGCTGCTGAATCAGCCAGTTGTTCCGAAGATTGTAGGTGTTCAGCGTCTGCCGGATATACTTTGCCAGCTTCTCCCGCTCCCCGTAAGACTGCGGAAGTTTCAGTTTTGCCATCCATTTGTCCCTCCTCCTTAAGTAAAAAAATGTTTGTTTGGTTGACTGCGGCGGAAAGGTTCGCTATAATGCCCATAGCCCGTTGCGGCAAATAAAGAGTGAGGAGGTACTTTATGTCCAACAAACTTTTGTTACCGCCAGTACCGAACCACGAAGGTGGCGTGATGCGTTAGGGCGAGGGGCAGAACCGAAACTGCCAAAGTGAAACGGTGCGTCAAGGACGCAGGTTTGGTCTGCTGTTGAAAGTAAAGCGGGAATCTAGGGTTTCTCGCCGTTTAGGAATACGGGCTTCCAACGCAGCGCATTTCGGCAAATAAATTTGGGGGAAATTCACTCGTGACCAAACCACGGGTGAATTTTTCTTTCCGCCGCAGCCAATTTCTTTGAACATTTTTCCCACAAAAGACTTGAAAATCTGAGTAGCGCATGGTATACTGAATTTGCCGAAACAATAAACCATCCGCTACTCGCCGGAGTTTGAATTTCCGAAAGCTCGGATTTCATACCCCGTGATTTTCTGCACCCTTTTTGGAATCGGTGTTCATGACGTTAGTATAGTCCCATAAGTCCTAAATGTCAACACCAAAAGTCTCAAAAGTCAATGTTTGGAGGACTGTACAAAAAATGAAGATTGACTATGTGAATTTTTACAATAATTTTGTAAACCTTTGCAAAGAGAAAGGATTGAAGCCGTCCAGAGCTGGCATCGAGGCAGGCATTCCAAAGCAAACAGTGTCCAACTGGAAAGCCGGTCGCAAGCCGAGTGACACCTATGTCGCACAGTTAGCCGACTACTTCGGTGTCCCCGTCTCCTACTTCTCCGAGGAAGCCCCGGAAACAGAAAAAGCCCCGGCTCCCAGCAAGGGAACCGAGGTTTTCATGAAGATGTATGATATGCTTACGCCCGATAGGCAGGCGCGTCTTTATGAAGCTCTGTCTGATCTTGTAAAAGAGCAGATGCAAGAGCGATGATCTTTTCCTTGTCCTCTTCACTAAGCTGTTCAAACATCTTCAAAGCTTCCTCCCGCATGTTGTTTCTCTCCTTTACTTTTTTCATTATCGAACGCCTGTTCGGGTTATGCGCTAGTTATAACATACTATCTGTCCAATAAACCGGACTAATTAAAAAATTGCACAAAAAATTTTTCTCTTCGTTGAGATTATATGTCGAACGTGGTATTATTTTCCTGTAGAATTGTCCAGTTTGGCGCTGATATAAATAGTTGGAAAGGACGTATGACGCATGGAAGGATATGAATTGGAAAGCTATTCCGAGCAAACATTTGAAAGCATAAAGCACATTGACGAATATGGCCAGGAATATTGGCTTGCCAGAGAACTTGCGCGAGTTCTTCAATATGCGGACTGGAGAAACTTTGAAAATATTCTCTTTAAGGCGATGGACGCCTGCAAGAACAGTGGAATTTCTATCGAAGACAATTTCGGCGAAGTTACCAGTTTCACAAAAATGAACACCGGAAGTGTCCGTAAAATTAGTGATTATGCACTAACTCGCTATGCGTGTTACCTGATTGTGATGAACGGCGACCCTTCTAAGCCCGTAATAGCTGTCGGTCAGACATATTTTGCGGTAAAAACGCGTCAGCAGGAATTGATTGACAACTACGACCAGCTTTCCGAAGATCAGAAACGATTGGCAATTCGTGATGAGATGACCGCTCACAACAAGTCTCTTGCGGAAGCGGCACAAATGGCCGGAATTGAAGATCCACGGGACTACGCAATATTTCAAAACAAGGGCTATCAGGGGCTATACGGCGGACTGGGAATGAAGGAGATTCACGCACGAAAAGGCTTAAAAAAGAGCCAGAGAATACTGGATCACATGGGAAGCACTGAACTTGCAGCAAATCTCTTCCGCGCCACCCAGACGGATGAAAAGCTTCGCCGCGAAGGCATTCGCGGCAAGCAAGCTGCAAATAATACGCACTATGAAGTTGGGAAGAAGGTGCGTCAGACCATAAAAGATTTGGGTGGCACCATGCCGGAAGACCTGCCTACGCCGGAAAAGAGCATTGCTCAAATTGAGCGTGAGCAAAAGAAGCTGAAAGGCGAACGCGAGTAAATCTTCCACCAGAATCAAGGATTGCCCCGCCACCCGTGCCACAAGGTGACGGGGCTTTGCCGCCGGAATGGTGTGTCCCTTACCTTTGGCTAGTATGATAATACTGTTCAGCCGGTGGTGACGTAAAGGTGCATCCGAGTAATTCAGTCGTTCTCAGCGTAATTTGTAGGATTTTTTCGGAAAGGGCGAGCAGAAAATGGAAAAACGGAAAATAATACAACAAATATCGACGATTTGTGATAATCTGCCCGCAAAGATGAAATGGGCAAAGGAGGAACAGCACAAAACCAATCAGCAGATTATTGACAGCACAGGGCTAAGTGAATCCATGGTTAAAAAGTTTTTCTCCGGCCACCTGACTGGCCCCAGTATCTATGATGTGACCGCCATTGCCATTGACCTTGGTCTGTCCCTGGATGAGCTGATGGAGCTGTCCCCGCCGAAGCAAGACCAGAGCGCGGAAATCGAACGGCTGAAAACCGAAATTTCACACAAGGAAGAACTTATCTCGGAAAAAAATAACGCCATCTCCCGGCTGGAAGAGCGCAGCCACATGATGGATAAAGAAATATCCGCCGTCCGGTATAACTGGAAGCATGTGACTTATGGAGCCGCAGGGCTTGCGGTTCTGTTCGGCATCTTCCTTATGGTATATGTCTTTCTGGATATGCAAAACCCGAATCTTGGCCTGTTCCAGTCCGGCCACGCCTCGCCGATCGTTTATGTCGCGGCCTTTTCCATTATCGGAACATGCCTGTATATCGTCCGAACTGTGATAAAGCGAAACGCAAAAAGGGGGAACCGCGATGCAAACAATACCAATTGATCTATCGGCTCTTACACCGGAGGAAAGACAGCAGTTTGCGGATAATCCCTCCGTTCTTTCCTCGGACTGCGAGGCGGTCTGCTGTCTGTATATGCGCTACAGTTCCGACCGGCAGACAGAGCAGTCCATAGAAGGGCAGCTCCGGGAGCTGATAGCCTATTGCAAGCACCACAGCTACCGGGTTGCCGCCATTTATGTTGACCGGGCGATTTCCGCCCACGCAAGCATGGACAAGCGGCCAGCGTTCCAGCAGATGCTTGCTGACAGCGCCAGATCGTCATGGAAAACCGTTTTGGTTTACAAGCTGGACAGATTTGCCCGGAACAGGGAAGACAGCGCCATTGCCCGCATGCGGCTCCGTAAGAACGGCTGCAACGTGGAATCCGCGAAAGAGGGCATTTCCAAGAACCCGGAGGGTGTGATTCTGGAAGCCCTGCTGGAAGGTATGGCGGAGTATTATTCTCTGGAGCTGTCCCAGAAAATAACCCGGGGAATGCGGGAATCTGCCATTAAGGGAAATTGTTTGGGCGGTCAAATCCCACTGGGATATAAAATTGAAAATAAAAAGTACGTCATTGACCCCCTGACAGCCCCATTGGTGAAGGAAGCGTTTTCCCGATACGGTGACGGGGAAACAGCCGCCTCGATATGCGCAGACTTCAACGCCAGGGGTTACAGGACAGCAAGCGGCGCAGAATTCAACAAGAGCAGCTTCAAAAATATTTTTCGGAACGAGAAATATATAGGCGTATATAAGTACAAGGAAATGCGGCGGGAGGGTATCATCCCGCGAATTATTGCCGACGATGCGTGGATTGCCGTTCAATCCCGCTTGAAGGTCAACGAAGCTGCCCCTGCCCGCGGAAAAGCAAAGGTGCCGTATCTTCTTGCCGGAAAGCTTTTCTGCGGTCACTGCGGCGCGCCAATGACAGGCGAGTGCGGACGCGGAAAATCCGGGAAAATGTACAATTATTACTCCTGCGCGACCCGCAAGCATCATAACAGCTGTGAAAAAAAGCCAGTCCCGAAGGACTGGCTGG